TCCCGCATTAGGGGGACGCTGTTGTACTTCGCGTCCCATTTTTTAACACCTTGTCGGAGGTATCATGGACGCTTTGATGCAGGAGTTTAAGGAGTGTCACGTCGCCAATCTCTCGGTACGCCGGGAGTTTGAATGGGTCATTGCCAAATACTTTGGCCCACTCAAAGCCTATTCAATAGAGGCGGTGACACCCTTGGTCGTAGAGAAGTGGTATCACAACATTGGGAAGCATTCGCAGTCCCAGGCGAACAAATCCCTCTCCATTCTCCGCACCATGTTTGATAAGGCGCGGGACTGGAAGATGTACGAAGGGGACAATCCGTGCCGTCATGTGAAAAAGTATCCCAGGAACGAGCGGGACCGCTTTGTGCAACCCGAGGAAATGCCCTTGCTCATTAAGGTGCTCAATACCGAGCCCGAGGATGTGCAGTGCTATTTCCTGCTGTGTCTCCTGGTCGGTTGTCGGAAGATGGAGGCCCTCAGCCTTAAATGGACTGACATTGATTTCCACCGAGGCGTTTGGCATAAGGGGCAGACCAAGACCCGCATTAAGCATGCCGTGCCAATCCCAACCGCCCTATTGGAACGCATCAAGAACCTCCCTCATCATAATGAGTACGTCTTTGCCAGCAAACAGGGTCATTGGAGCAAGAGTGCCACCCACCAGTTGTGGGATAGCATTCGGAAGGCCGCTGGTATCAAAGATGTTACTATCCACGATCTGAGGCGTACCTGTGCCAGCTGGCTCGCTATCCACGGGGAAAACATCGCCTTGATAAGCAAGGGCGTATTGAACCATACTACCCTGGCGAATACAGGTATTTACACTAGGCTGAACCTCGCGCCTGTGCAGAAGGCATTGGAGGCGAATAGCGGCAGGATTCTAGGGGTGCAACCATGACCAATGACCCTGGAATGATGTCCTCGCTGGTGATTGCTACTCTCATCATCATAGGCTTTGCAGTGCTGTGGGAAAGCGGCTTGGCTGAATGGTATCTACAATTCGTCCAAACCATTGGACGGTAGGAGGGGCCATGCGTACATTGATCTTCTGTCTCGTTGTCGCTATGGCAATCGTATTCACCGCCATGATTGTGATGGATACAGACATTGACCATAACGGCTACAGGGAACTGAATAAGGCAACGCTTGTGCGTTAGGCAGCGACTTCTGGCCTGACAGGTCTCTTGCCATGCTTGCGTAGGTACTTATCGAATTGCTTATGGAGCATGGCAACTTGTTTCATGGGAAGGCCCTGGATGAAGCCGAAGTTATCAGACGAACACTTGTAGGATTGGCGTAGCAGTTCTTCAATCGCTCCACGCATGTACTTGTCCAAGTTAGACCTCATAAAGTTCCAGTCCAATCGCACAGGTGTACTGCACAATAGGCACTGGTGTTAGATAAATAATGCCGTTCTCTCGTAACAGGCCGACACCAAAGCCTAATGCCCAATCCCGATTGGCCCGCACCCGATACATGTAATCCACTTTCGTAACGTCACCAAGCCAACCAAACGATGCTCCGACATGCGGAACCCCTTTGGCGTTACCTTCCACCCTGAACTGCATACGGTGAGTGTGGTTGATGACCACGTTATCTTGGTATGAGGCGAGGGCATCCTTAACCGCGTTATCACCAGCTTTCCCGATGTCATGTGTGACATACGCTTTTCCCACGGTGGTATGGTCCTTATACTTCGTGATTCTCCAGCCGTGGTCGGAGAGGTCAAGCAGCTCGTCGGTACTGATGCAGCCGTGCAGTTCGCCGGCTCTGTCGGCAATGTATCTATCAAGCCTGTTCTCATGGTTCCCTTCTATATAATCGAGTTCCTTGAAGCCCCAGGATTCGACGCGCCTAAGCAGCTTTTTGGTTTCATGCACTTCATCAAGGAAGGTTTCTTTGCGGCCGGGGTCTTTGGAATGTGATGACACAGCATAAAAGTCTGGAAAATCTCCTCCAATGACGCATCGGTGGAATCGCACTCGTTCTGCCACCCGTTCGATAAGATCATATGCCCTCCTATCGTGGTAGGGGCAATGCGTGTCTGGTAAAAAGAGAACATTTTGGAGTGTTTCACCGCCGAGTGCCTTGGCCCATTGCTTAAACTTTTTCAAACATCCTTCCCCGCAGGGGTGCTCACTTCACTTGCTTCATGTTCTTCGCATTCGTACACGGCTCTAATGTTGCCTTCCTGGTAGTCCCTAACTTGCCTTAGGCCCTCTTCCTTACAGTCCTTATAAGAGGCGAACGGCTTACCATCAGCAAACTGGATGGTGGTTCCTACGAGCACGATTGTCAGAATCCAGACGGTCATGGTAATATGGGTCTCAGTTGACAGCTCGTTGTTTTGGGTCGGTGGTGGAAGCCGAATAAAACGAATAAGGCTTATGCGGATTCCTTCGGGAGTCTGTGAATCTGACCATTCCACCGACCCTCATAACTTCTCCCGACAAGTCTTTAACGCTTCCTTCAGCCTGATATTCTGATCTTCCAAGAGGAACCGAGCTTCCACAAAGCCGGTGCTCACACTCCAGCATTGCTCAGACTTCAGCGGGTCACAGTTCGTCGTATCCAACGTAGCTGGGATGCTAAACGATGGAATCAGACAGCCTGCGGTATTCCCTAAGCAGAAGATCAAGAGCAGCGAAGTCCTTAGCCGCCAATGCCTTTTGTGAGGCTTCATGGAGTCTCCCTAGCTTCTTGTTGACAGACCATTCGTGATAGCCGTCAGGTTCCGTGACGTACTTGAAGATGGTGTTAGCGAGGACCGCTAGTGGACCAATGGCGTCAATCATTTGCCGGCCAGCTTCCTCAGCACGCTAGCGACCACTTGAAAGACGCTGTTCTCTTTAACTGAGGGGATTTGTGCTAATGCCTCACTCAGTACGAATAAGGCACCCAGGACACCAGCTGCGACTTCCAAATACATAATCTGCGGTTGCGGTTCCATACTGCCTCCTAGTGTTTACCAAAATACTGCGACAGCCCAGCGAGGAACCCAGTTCCTCCACCAAGGCCAGCAATCCATTTCCACACGCCGACAGCGCCTTCCTGTTGGTCAATCTTCTGCCAATACGTCTCGTCTTTCGTGATATGGCTATCTAGCTTCGCATCAAGACTTTTGCATGTCGTTTTGATGTCTGAAAGGGTGTCGCGAAGCAGTACGAACTGTTGATCTTCCATGACTACTCTCCCTGATAATATGTCCACATCACGTTTTGCGGCTTGTCAGCACCAATGCCGACATGCACAAAGTCTTTCCCGATTCCGATTCTCACAATGCCCATGTCTAACAATTCCTTGACCATCTTGTAGCGAGTGACGGACCGCTTGCAGAGGATGTCTACGCCTTCCGCTGGGTCGTAGGTATGCTCACTAAACGGCACCCCGCCAACGTCTTTGTTGTGTTCAGGGTGTCTGTACCCGCTGGTAATCGTCAGGGCAAAGCCCATGCGCTTTTCCAGTTCGCCTAGATGTTTCTTGATGATCGGATGCAGATTTTGTGAGAGCCAGCCTGGTTCCATTAGCAATCCCTCAATGGGCCTTGTTTGTGTTCACTGAGTAACATTTCGTTTTTCTCATGGCAGTTCTTCTCAATATGCTCGACTCCCCACCCCAGGAAGCCACCTGAACCCACGACTGTCAGCACCGCTATCAGAAGCCAGGTCAGTTCCATTTACCGCTCATAAATGACGTTGACCGTCCCGTTATCAAATGTATCTGTCCCGCCTGTGGTGGTAATCGTAAGTTGCGTCAATTCGGCAGAGAGCGACTTGCTACAGGCTGAGACGATGGTACTGGCTGCGTTACTCAGCCCGAATGTGCCGCGCCCCACCCATGCAAATGTGGCCTTATTGGACAGGTCAAACGATGCTGCACCGTGGATAACGTTGGACGCACTCGCACTAGAAATGAGAAGTCCTGCCGTTGAGTTCGCCGCTACCGTTGCTCCAGCATTCGTGACGATGGCGCTAGAGCCGAGGTAGCCGCTACTCTCAACACCGCCTGAATCACCAAGCTGAATCAGCAGTGAATCAGTCCCGCTGGTAGAGACTCCAGCAAACGTAACAGTGACTCGCCTGACGCCCGCTTGAATGTCAGTGAAGTTTATGGCGGTACCTGAAGTGGATGCGGTTAGTGTCTTTTGAGCAATGTTCTCTCGACGCGGAACCTCATTCCACTCCCCGCTTCCATCATTCACGAACTCTAAAATATCGTCAGCCGACACGGTACGGTCAGCGCGGGTACTGAGGACTAGGCCGGCAGAATGGGTGAGCGTCGGAGTGGAATCAAATATCAGTTTGACGTAAGGCTGCGTCCCGCTGATGGCGGTAATAGGGCCAGTAGAGCCGGTAACGTGGAACACATCACCGTCAGAGCCAAGTGTGAGCGTTGCCGCTGACACAATGGCGGTGCCTTCCCCACTTGGGAAGTTATCGGTGACGGATACGTTATCCCAGGTATAAATCGTGGAGTAGTTGACGCCATCGGTGGAGCCGTCAATTCTGAACTTGTAGATGCCATCCCAGTAGCCAGAAGCAATGCCGGCCGAATCACTCTCGAGCGGTTGGGCTACCGTGGCTGATTTGGTGCGGGTTGTGTAGCCGTCTTGCAGCGTCGTGGTGCCAGCAGCATAGTGATAAATCTTCAGTGTGTAGAGCGTACCGGAAGAATTGAAAAACGGTCCGAAAGATTTGAATTGTGCGTTTGTTGCCATGCGACTCCTTCAGGAGTTACCGGGGAGTCACTTGGCAGTGAGGAGGCCGGGGGGAAACTTAATTATTGTTCGTTCTTAAAGGGCTGTAACATCGTTCCTGAGCCTACTATATCACGGTTCTTTGAGGCCATTCCACTAGCTACAAATGCTGAGAGCGCACCAGCGAGCTTGGGGGTAATAGCCCCTTCATTGGTAAATATCTGTTTCACGAATTGCTTGCCACCTGGCATCCTCCAGGCTTGCATGACCATCCCGCCGATGTTCATGGCTTCTGGGGCAAACAGGCCGATCCCTCCACCTATTGCTGCACCTGGAGGACCGCCCAAAGTCAAGCCGATTCCGTAGCCAATGCTACCACTAGCGCCAGCGTTCAGCAGTTTACCAGCTAACCTGCCGAATCCGTACTGCTGCCCAGCCCCAGGCTGGAGGCCAGGGATTTCATTGAGGAAGCCAAAGAGGGACTTAATCTCAGCCTGTTCAGACCGTGAGAAGGATTGCGAGAACCACTTGCCTAGCCCCTCACTCTCGTCATTCAGTTCGTTAATAATCTTCTGTGCGCTGAACTGGGTTTGACTCCCTTGGCCTTTAGGGGTAAATACGGCACCGTTTATCCTCTTCTCAATGTCATTAAGCACCTGTTCGCGCTTCCAATAGTCACGGGCTGGGCCTAATGCAGAGCCGCTATTGTCGAGGTCATCGTTGAGGGATTTGAAGAACTTACCTAGATACTCCTTGCTGATTCCGCTTCCAGTCTCAGTGGATGCATCGGCTTGTAGCTTCCCAATGTCATGTAAAAGCGCCTGCATCTTGGACGGGGTAATGCTGCCTCCAGTAGCCACATCCTCCAGCCCTGTATCCTTCAATACCTTCTCAAAGGCTTTCTGGCCAGCTGGAGTCTGGTCAAACATCATATTCCGCATTTCTTGCAGCACGCTGGTGGTCTCGTTCAGTTCAATGGTGAGACCTTGCCTTGTCGCTTGCTCCATCACCTCTTTGGCCGGCACCGCCCCACGATAGCCAGCCATCTGTGTCTTAGCCATGCCTGGAGCCGCTGTATTTAATGCCCCGGGTAATTTAGCCGCACCGCGCAACACATTGGCCCCATAACCAACGACAGGAGGAAGGCCAGCGGCTAGACCAATCTGAAATAGGCTTGGCTCTGTAATGCCTAACGCCTGGTTTGCGGCTTCACCGATCCCGCTTCCAATACCCATCTCGAGCGGGACAAATGGGGCATTCAAGGGACCTAGCATAGCCGTAGCAGCCGCAGGAAGCGCAATACTACCAATCGTTGGGAGGGCTGCTTGTTTGGCTACGCCAGCCGCTGCACCGCCAATCTGTTCAATGTCAAGCCCAACACGCGAGGGGCTATCGGCCGGAATGCCAGTTTGATACTGCGTCCAAGGGCCTTGCGATTCGGCCTGCTGGTATTTCTCCCATGGACCTCCCATTAGTTCACCTTCTCCCAGTTGCTAGCCTTAGCGGGGTCTCCACCCTTGAAGCGGTAGCCCCCCTGCACTGTGCCAGGTTGTGGTGTGCCAACTGTTCCACCCCCTGCGCTAGCCCGTATCTTTCCGCTCGGGTCTCTAGTGCTAAGGGTATTGCTCAAGAAACGCTCTAGGCGGTTCAGTTTAGAAACAATCACTGAATCCTTATCGAATGAGTTTAGGCCGAACCGCCGAGCCATACTCTTGACCTCATCAGCGTTAGCCGCAGCGCCGGTCTCAGCCCTTAGTTTGGCCGCAATCGCGTCCTCAATCATGGAATTGATATCGCGGCCCTCTGAGAATGGCATGTTGGTAAACGATTGGAACACTAAGTCACGGTCTACTGAGCCGTCCTTCTTGATAATCGAACGTTTGACATCCTGCACATTCTGAAGCGCATTGTTAATCATGGTGAACTTGCCGGCTTCTTCTGTCGTTCCCGGCATCTTAATTTCTACGCCAGCCTTGTTGTGTAGATTGATAATGAGCTGTTGTGGCGCAACGCCTGGGTGCTTTGCCGCAATCTCTCCAGCCAGCCCCATAAGGGCTGAATCGGATGGGCTTGGCCCCAGCTTCGCAGCACGTTGAGCAAATTCAGTCTGTGCGGTAGCTAACAGTTGCTTCTCAGCTATTTCCCGCGCTTCCTTGCCTTGCTTGTCAGCCAGTTGTAATTGCTCAATGTTCATGTGCGTCTGACGCAAGGAGGTAGCCCGATCCTCTAACCGCTGCTGAAGGTTGGCATAACGAGCAAATGTTTCCTTGTTCGGGTTCTTCAGAAACTCCAGCCGTGTCTCATTCAATTCAATCACACTATTCAAGGCTCTCGATTGAGCGTCAACGACCTCAGGTGTCTTGCCCTGAAATTCCCCAGTCATAGGTAGACCAAGTGACAGCCGCTCGAGGTTGGTCGCAATTTCCTGGCGCACTCCCCTGAAATGCTCCAGTTCTTTCTTGACCTGTGGAATCTGAGCGAGTCGCTTCTCATCAAAGTCAGGCATCCCTGGAATGGTCTCAAACTTCTGCATGATCTTTGAGCGTTCATTCTGGTTTATCGTCGCGCTATATTGCTCATAGGCATCCAAGAGTGGCCGAGCTTCTTCCAACTGAGCCCTCGCCGCATTCTTTGCCCCAAGGATATACTCGCCCTCAACCTTGACCATCGCTCCCTGATTGATGATGGCTTCAGCCTTCGCCTTCTCCATTGGTGTCTGGAAGGCCACTTGCGAGGCTTGCGTTTGTGCTGGTCCGAACTCACTCACCGCCATATCGAGCGCACGGTTTTCCTCAGTGCTTCCAGCCGCACCACGTAAAGCTTTCCCAGCATCCAACTTCATACCTGGGGCAGCTAGTGCAGCCGATTCTTTTAACGCCGAAGGTGACATCTTCTTGAGTTCGGCCCCGTACTGTTGCTGTTCCTGGCTCCCAGGTTTCGCCATAACAAACTTCTGATAGAGGTCAGGATTCGAGATAAAGGCGTTCTGACTTGGCAGAAGGCGTAGCGGAATGCCGGCCACTTCAGCGTATTGCTTCAAGATGGGGTACTGGTCGCTTAATGGGGCTTGTCCCATGGTGGTAGACAGGGCATTGAGTTGTTCAAGCCTTTGCTGATGCTGCTGCTGTGCCATCTCAGATTGCTTACGCAATTCAAGGGCTTGCGCGTTCTGGTCCAGTTGTAGCATCTGCATCCCAGTCTGCATGGGGTTCCAATAGTCGCTCAGGGTCTTAACTTCAGCCATTTGACAAGCCTTTCAGTAAGGGCGTACCATTATAGACATACAGGAGGTGGCCCATGAGAACCTTACTCACATTCATCGCGTTGTTGATTGCCACACCAGCGTTCGCCATCAGTGATGCACTCGTCAACTATTGCCTCACTACCAGCAACCCTGAATTTTGTCTCAGGAACTCCATGGCTAACGAACAAGCCAACCGCGAGCAACGCCAGATGGAACACCAGATGGCCATTGCTGAAGAACAGACTCGAGGGATGGCTTTGTTCGGTGCAGGGAATGCCATGATTAATGGCATCAACCAGGGCTTTCGTCCGATGCCTACTCCCCCGCCTGTCACGTTCCAACCTATGGCCATGCCGTATCCTAATGCTGGCAGATAACTAATACTCATAGGGATTGGTTGGGGTTGTTTGCCAATCAATCCCAGCAGTATTAGGTTTGTTTCGGTTCATCAGATTATTGAACATGCTGTAGTTCAGCCCCGCTCCGATGGCTCCAGTAGCTGCGTTGCCAATTCCAGTCGCCATGTTCGCGTAAGCGTTCCCTGCCCCAATGAGCCCTTGTGCAGCAGCGTTTCCAGCCCCTACTTGTAGATTGGAGACACCTTGAGCGGTTCCCGTGATAGCCCCTGCGCCTTGTGCGGCCGCATTTGCTCCGATCCCAAACATACCAGCCATTCTGCCCCATTGCCGTTCCTCTTCACCCACTATGCGAGCGTACTGGCGTTCTACTTCACCAGCTCCCAACTCAATCAATCCCCTGCGTTTTTCCTCAGCTTCAAAGCCTGAGCCGCTCAAGCCTCGAGCCGCAAAATGCCTGTCCATCTGTCGCCCGAGTAATTCAGATTGGAACTGATACCATGGGGAGGCTTCAATATCCGCAACCGTTCGCGGTCTATTAGATGGCTGTTGTGCTTGCTGTGTTTGGAACTGCTGCGCTTGCGAGAATTGCAATTCAGACTGCTTATTGAATGTGGCGAGCTTCGCTTCAGCTTCACGAATCTTCGACTGAACCGTGTTGAGTTCAGCATGGAAGGCATCACGCCTCCGCTCGCTCGCATTCTTGCCGGTAAATGTCTGGTACGTTTCCCACTGCGGAATCGTCGCTTTCAGGCGGTCAATTTCACCTTGCAATGCTATCCTTTGCGTATCCGATGTGGCCCTGATCTGTTCCGGTGAGTACAGCGCATTGGTCATGGCGTACCCAGCGGTGAGGCCGAAATTCCTATAGGGGTCTAGGTAGGATAAGGCGTCACGCCCCGCAGCCTGAGTGGTCTGGATGCCTTGCATGGCTGCGTCTTGCTGTACCGCCGCTGCATCCTTGGCCGCTCCACTTTGCAGGAGACCGCCCGTCACTGACGCTCCCGCACCGACTACCGCTGCTGCTGCTATTCCCCAAGGCATTCTGCACCTCCTGTCGGTACTAACATCGCCGCTTCAGCACTGGCTGTATGGTGAATGCAGACCAGCCGCGTATTTGGCATGAGCGATTCAAACTCATGTAATTTGTTCGCCTTGATTTCCACTGCCTCTCCAGCGCAGTAGTCTCCAGACTCAACCCCATCTACATAGAGAATCACAGCGCCAGAGGCCACTAGCGTTGCATGGTCGTATGGGTGCTTGTGCTGGGGGATTCTGACGCCAAGGCCCAGCAGTACAGACCTGAAATAGAGGCCGGCGACATTCTCTTGAATACTCTCAACTAACTCTTCCATACTTCTCCGTTCGTATGCAGACAATAAGAGTGATTCTGTCTCGCACGCTGTTATTCTCTACCCAGTGCAGCTTTCGGTTATCGAATAGCCACACTTCACCTTCCTTCGGCTCTAGTCCTTCCTTGACTCCATCATGCTCGCACCAGAAGGTAGCCCCTGGGTCGTTCTGAATGCAGACATAGAACTTGTCGTAATATTGAACATGCCAGCCGTCATCGGTATGCGGTGCGATGCCATGACCTGGAGGAATGCGGGTTATAAGCACCCCGCCAAGCATCTCCCCTTCCGTTGCAGCCATCAGGTCCATCACAATGGGCTTCAACGATGGAATGACCGTCCAGGCTGGATACCAGACCGGCACATGGGCATCATTGAAGGTGCGATAATCCCCGCTCTCCTCATATTTCTTCACATCGTTGTAGCGCACCCAGATATCGGACATGCCGCTATGCGGGGTGTTCGGTGCGGTCTTTCTAATGGTATGCTGGTCCCACAGTTCAGGGTGTGCCTCTAGCTGGTTCTTCACCCGCCACACGTTGGCACCAGCACCGATCTTCTGGAAATGCACCATCAGAACGCCGCTCCACCGTCAATGCGGAATCGCTGACCGCCAGCGTAGATAATCAGGTTCCTATCGCCGGCCCCGGCATCCTCAATCAGCATGGTCCCATTTCTCGCTGCTGCCGCAGCTGGGAGGCTTGCTGTAGCAATCACTTGGGCCAGGCTCACATCTGAGACCGTGCTAGGTCCGACAAGTATTTCCGTCATCAAATTGTTCTGCGTGGAACCGCTGCCGATATAGGTATTCCCTAAGCTAATCCGTACCTGACGAGTCCCGGTCACGAATGGAGCCCCGTTCGGGAACGTGTTCCCGATACAAATAAGCGGGGTGCCATCACCCGACCCAGACGAACACCGCAGGAGCCAAGAGGCTTCATAGGTGCCGCTGGCTAAGTCATTGCCGATGAGGGTCAGCGGTCCACCCTTTTGATACTGGATATACTCACCGTCAGCATGGAGTGAATCAGGTGAGAGTCGGCAGTTGGAAATGGTGACCGCCCATTTATTCGAGTCTCCCCCAGTGTCCGTCAGGAAGCGGTCAGAACTCTCAGACTGGCACCCGTCAATGACAATCGTATCCGTGGGAGACCCAAGGTAAATATCGTTGGTATTCCCGCTGAAGTTCACGCCTCTTGCACGGAAGCTGCCGGCCACTGTCTGAATGCCGTTTGTGCGACTCACTAGCGCCCCGCCCGTTATCTCAATCCACTTCGATTGCGAATGGTTGATGAGGTAGCCATTGGTGCCAGAACCCGTGATATTGACATCTCGGAATGAATGCAAATCGTTGTTGGCGGTCGAACTGTTCCCGATTTGAACGGCTGTGGTAGAGGCACCAATAGACAGCCGCTCATAGATATTGTGGGCAGCGAGCGTGCTCCCTGACGGCGCACTGGCATGGTCCACGCGGATTCCAATACCGATGGTTCCGGTGCCTGGAATGATTGAGAAGCCGTGCATGTAGGAATCGCGGGTCCTGTCAAATAGAACTACCGTGCCGCCATTGGTTCCGTTCCACTTAAAGGTGGTATTCAGGTTGGTGTCACCACTCCCACCGTTGCCTCGTAGCTCAATGTTCTGAAGGGCTGTGAGGTTGATCGTATCGGAGATGTTATAGATGGCCCCAGGCATGAACGTCACAAGCCCACTGGAACCAGCTTCCTCAATCGCTGCGTTAATATCGCTGGTTGAATCACCAGCAGATGGCTCCACCAGTAACCCGTTAAGGTTCAGATACCTGTGCAACTCATCCAGGTAGTCCAGCATTTCATCGGCGTCAGCGGTCCTTGGTGGTCGTTGTACCGGCATTACTCCACGTTCTCCTGAGCATCTACCAAGACAAACTCACAGGCGTCTGTATGGCAGATTTCGTACTGCCTGAACTTGTAGGCACCGAGCTTATGTGTACGGGCTTCTAGGTAATGGTCTCCCACTTGGCCTAGCCGCAACTGCCGTTCGTTGCTCCATGCCCCGTTATGGTTCCTCCAGCGAAGCGTCACCACTGGGTCAGACACATCGCTATTTCCACGCCCCCGCTTGAATCGGAATACAATCTCTGAGGATTTCTTTTCATTATAGGTACCGTGACTGATGAAGCCGGTACGCCGTAGTGTTCTGATTGGGTTTCCATCATCGGTGTAGCAGTCCGTTTTGATCTTATAAACACGGCCGTCTTGCCTATCGGCTACTAGGTGGAAGTTCCATCCCTTGGCGTAGCAATAGCAATGACCACGGAAGGCTTCATATTCAGCGGAAGCGGTATTCCAATAGCCCCATTGCGCCCATCCACCAGTCTGGTAGTTATAGGCTAGTGTCGTTCTGCCATTGGGGAAGCTCGTTACGTAGAGCGGAAAACCTGCCACTTCAATGTTGTCGCTCACGGCATCGGAGACGGTATCAAACGACTGAATGAGCTTATGATAGGGGAAACTGATGTGCGTAGGGGTGCGGGAATCCAGCTTTACGAATCTCCGCTTGTTGTCCAACCACATCCAGTTGTTCCCAACCTGCCTAAAGGTCTGGACCGCTGAACAGCCAGTAGGAATCAGGCCGTTCACCCGCCTTACAAACGGCGTCACGCCGTCGTTGTACCAAATCTCAACCGATTCCTCTCCGACAAGCATGAGTTCAGACCAACCCTCGTAGATCCCCAGCAAGTCATCGGGTCTGCCGGCCTTGCGAAAGGTATCGGTTGCTGTCCATGAAGTCATATCGTTCGGGTCGGAGAACAGGGCATCTCTCCCGCCTGAGGTCGCAATCAGGTAGCCATCCAGGGTGGCAAGGTGCGTCACTGTAGTGGGGGCTTGGGCATCAGCCATGTTTGCGGTGCTATTGGTGGTTAGTGGGGTGATGTCCGTTTGCAGGATAACCGTTCCATGCGCTACATACAGGTTGCTTCTATCCGTCGCAAACGAAGCCCTGTTAATAGTTGGGGCCGCACCTATTTGTGAGGTGTCAGTCATTGTGCCATCACGCTCAATCTTCCACAGGTTCCCATCGTTGTTCACAGCAAAGACAAGGTTGTTCACCTCATCCCAATAGAGCCCGATGATTGCTGGTAAGTTGGCGGCTGCTCCGTTTGTGCCGTAGTTCCCCCACTCCTCAAGCCCTGGCCGCTTCACCGTATGGCCTAGCTCATTCACATAGCCGTCAATGAGGGCAGCCGACACCCCGTCTAGCTCCACTTCATCCACGTTCGCGTATGGGTCCCCCGTTAAGGGGAGTTCTTTCCAGGCCATTAGTAATAGAGAACCTTGTTATGAATGCTGGTCGTCTGCGCCTGCACCGATCTAAAGACCTTTTCGTGCGACTCGTTTCTAAGGCTGCGAAGCAAGTTCACCCGCTCGATAGGGGTGTTATGCCCCGGTGCTAACTCAATGGCGAGTTGCTTCTGAAGGAACAGTGACCAGCCTTGCGGCATGTCTGGGTTATCTGACGCAGCATCGAAGTCATAGAGTGGCCGCTTCAACTGAAGGCGTATCAGTTCAGGAGCCACGTAGCTGGTGCCTGAAGCCCACACTGAAGGCCCTGAACCACCCGATTCCCAATACAGCAGATAGTTGGCTCCAGTAATCGGCTTATTCTCATCAGCGGCAGTATGCGCCCGTATGCATTTCCAGGCTGCGGCATCAGTCCCTGTCACCACTGACTGAGTATTCACGCTCGAGAGCATCGGCACCACATAGAGCGACTTGCTAGAAACTGTGGTGTTCTCGGTCAGGTAGACATAGCGCGGGTCGCCGGTCTCCGTCTTGTTCTCCAGCATTTCATACTGCTCAGTCGTCAGCACATCCAGCGGTTCATCATTGCCTGATGTGTTCCGATAGCTGGCACTCACAATGCTCAAGGCGCTACTGGAGAGCCCGTTGCTGGTGGTATAGACGAAGGTGTTAGCCACTAAGGTAATGCTGCTCAGACTAATGGCCCACAGGTGCTTGCCGGCCAAATCGTGCTCACGCATGATGAGGTTCAGCTTCTTAATGCCTGTATTCAGCAAGTCTGCTGAGAGTGTTTCCCCTTCGGCCAAGACCCCTAGATCCTTATAGGCCAGGTCAATCAGGTCGTTTCGAGTGACGTTGAAGTTATTGGTAGGCATTAGATGAGCCCCACAATCTTCGTTGCCGTGGTTCCGGTGCTATGAATCTTCTTGATGTAGATGGGGAGCACGCTACCAGCCGGCACCGATTCAAACGTGACGGTAGAGCCATCGAACATCGTCACTTTCAAATCGCCAGTCCCGCCGACATATACCCCGCGCATCCAGAACTGAAGATCGTCAACATCTGAAGGGGTAACGGCTTTTGCGCCCCAGCTTGGCCCCTTGCTATCGCGTGGATGAAATGGTCCGACACCCATAGTGGTTACAGTCCTATATAGAGGCCAATTCGAGAGAGTTGCCGCTGTGCGGGTGGAACTGGTGAGGCCACAACGACTCCACCGCTAACTGTTCCTTCCCCTGCCATTTCCGAGAATCCAGCCGCGAAGTTCCCAGCCCCAACCCATCGCACGGTGCCGACGCCAGCCATTTGCGCCGAATCTGACGCAAAGTCACCAGTTCCTGTAATTGGTTGTGGGGCTTGGGCATCCTGCACCGTACCCGCGCCGTCCATTGACGCCGATTGGCTAACAAATGCCCCTTGTCCCACCCACCTGACTGTGCCAACACCGGCCATACTTGCCGCTTGCGCCGTGAACGCTCCAGTACCAGTGATGGCTTGTACTGGTTCTGTGTAGGTAACTTGGAGTTGGGCCGAACTAAAGGCGACAGTTGGTGATGCATCAGTGACACGGACTCCAAAGGCTGTGAGCCCGTTGGTTCCAACGCCATTGACTTCATCGACGGTCCAGGCTGCACCTGACTTGGGGTTGGTTGCGTAACTGTCGGTTCGCAGCGCAATGTTCGCATTGCCGTTGCCAGGGTTGTGCGTGGCCGCACTGTTCCGATTGGTTGTGTCATTGCACCGGAGCAGACTGCCAGCGACAGAACCTTGCGAGCCGTTCTTGAAATCGTAGTACAGGACTTGAACGCTGATGCTGGTTGAGTTAGCCGGGACATCAAAGACGCTGAATCCCATGACCAGTGCGCCGGCCCCTGAACAGGTCGTAACATCGGCCGCAGGGTTGGCGCTGTCAGGATGGTCGTCAAGCAGCAAATGTCTGGACGTACCAGACCATGTGCCGGTAACTGCAACCTCACTGGTTGGATTTCGTGTCTTTGTTGCCACATTAGGCTGGTGCGGTGTAGGTTAGGCTGCTCACAGAGACTTCCTGTCCTGCCGAGACTGACACGCTCCCTAATTCAATATCCCCACCACCGCCAGTCGCCGTGACTGAACCTGACCAGACTTCGGTTCCTGCCGAATCCTTGATCCGTACCTTGGCAATCGTGCCACCTGTAGCACTGGAATCAGCGGTAATGGCAGAGGCCGTCGCAACGCCGTTGGCCGCATTCCCAAACGCAGGGTCAGAGAAGGTGCAGGTCGCGACTTCCACATCACCAGAGGTTTGAAACTCTAGCGTGCCGGCTCCCGCCCCTGCGTCTACCCGATCCACCACAGCATCGGCCATTGCGTTTCGTGTGTTTGTCGTATGAACTACCGCCATGTGAGCATCCTCCACATCCGTACATACCAGGGTGCGCTGTCAGTGCCTTGCATTGTGGCCCCTGGACGAACCCAGACGGCCCGACCATCTTGTATCCACTGCTCCACAAAGGCCGATAACGGACCAGATTCATTCCGTATCGTGTAGGTCATGCCTTCGCAGTACACGCTTTTCAATTCAGGTTCCGTAAACGTCTTGAGGCATTTGAATGATCGCATTAGTGTAGACACTCCACAATTCGCTTGAGGCCAGAGCCAGTTGTTTTGAGAGACGTACAGGCCATCCCGGTGACCTCAATCTTATTGGCGTCAAGCTGCTTGGCCGTGATGTTGGTGACTGACACAGGGCTTTCTAGCGCCTTCACCCGCGTATCCAATGCCGCTACTACGTCCTGCCAGCCCGTATCCACATCGGCAAAGTACCGCGCCACATTGGACGATGGCCCACCATTCGGGACAGTGAGCTTGTAATAGCCGAACTCCGTAATGGGATAGCTCGGTGGATAGGCTGGAATCTCTTTAATGGGGGTGAACGGCCCGCCTTCATTCGCACTGTATTCCAACAGCAGGAACCCATCGGCAGTGTCATCCCAAATGAGCGAGGCCGCCTGAACTGGGGCTGCAAATATCAGTATGAAAAATAGAATCAGCATCAGAATCCAATCCCCGTAGATGGTGAGACAATCGTGAGACAGGCCCCGGCACTAGGCGTGTACGTATCCAGTGCGGTCCCTTCCTGCGAATACGCCTTAAAACAATGGGTATCGCCTGCCGTGGCGCTTGGCCCAATCTTAATGACGTAGCGCAAGACAATCGAGCCGTTTTGTGCTAGGTCAAAGACCGGCACTGCCGAAGATGTTTGCTGTGTGCTGCCATCGTTTTGCGTTAAGGCACCAGTCAGGCAACATGAGACGGTTCCAGTCAGAATGTCTGGATCTCCAGACACCCCGTAGAACGAATGATTGTAGGAAGCAAAGGCGTCTGGGACGGCAATGAACGTGTTACTGTTCACATTGCCGAGCAAGCGAATCCCGAGCGGGTCACAGTTCGCAACCGTGCAGTCAATTTGCAGGTCCAGAATCACCGCACCGCCCACCATGACTGGCATCGTCGCCGCCGCCGAGCCGTAGGATTCAATGGCCCCGCCAGCAGTTTTCCTGAGCTTGCGCCATTGATGGGTCTTTTGCTCAAACGTACCTGTAGGGGACGGCGCTGGTTCTTCCCATGCCGCATAATCATCCGCACATGAGGCGACACTGGTGTATAGAATGAACTCGTCAAACGTGTCATTCACTGGCGAATAGGCAACTAGGTTGTCTTGCACGGCTCCGAGCCGGAAGTTTGAGGTAAAGCTAAACGAGGTATAGGTCTTGGTTGAGGCCCCGGCTGTCGTCCCAGCAGTCCCGTTAATATAGAGGGTTGCCGTGTCAGTCCCGCTATCTAGGTTTAGGCACACGCGGGTCCAGCCTGCACTGACAGAAAACTCCGTCGTATCACCGAGCCCGTTATTCTGTATGCCAAGCTGCCAGTTCCCGCTAAGACGGGACAACAGCAGCATCGTACTGGCACCGAATTGCGGGCCAAAGAATGTACGTGTAGAACTTTCTGTTCCAGGGTACGGCAACACCGAAAAGGCGATGGTCAAGGATTGCGTGGACGGGTCGATGGCATTGCCGTATGGGATGGCAATGTAGTCATCGTCCCCCAGCATCTTCACGCCATAGTCACCGCTATGGCCCGTATTGAACTCTGGACCATTCGTCAAGGTTCCATCGTCGTCACCGCCTGATCCGTCCTCAAGGTTTGTGCCAGTTCCCTCATCCATCTCATAGCTAATGTCATCACCGGCAGGCGGCGTGCCGCCGCTTCCAGTACAGACCTCTGTGACGCCTTGCGTGGTGAAGGCAGTCGCCTTTTGGTATAAGGGAAGCGTAATCCCGAGTCCCGCGCTGTCCGTGAGGGTGCCGGGAGTGTACGTCACGGTCCAAGTCTGCCCCACCGCACAGTTTCCAGTGCCGCCAATTCCAGTAATGGTCAACCGCACCACACTATCAGTCGCCGCCTTCAGACTTGCACTTGAGACAACAGGAGTCCCGCAATTTGACCCAGTGCAGCCAACGGTAAAGTTTGCTGCTGTGATGTTTGTCACTGGCACGTTCAAATTCATCAGGAAACTGACATCCATTGATGCTGCGTCAATCGAGGCGCTCGAGAATCCGAATGTTTCAAATGCCCCCTGGTCACAGGTATCGTTACAGGCATTCCCTGACGCATTCGTGCCAGTCCCAATCGCCGCACTGCCGGCCTTCAGCGTCAGATCGTGATTGGTAGGGTCAACAAAGATGTCTGTGGCTGTGCCAGATGTCCGGTTCGTTGTTTGTGTCGTCGTGCCGTTCGCACCGGAAATGTTGGTGCCATGTCCCAACACAATGTTGTTTCGTAGAATGACGTTGCTACAGGCCCCAATCGTGATTCCATTGGTCCCTGAGTTATAAATCGTGTTGTTTTCTACTAGCGTCCCGGTGCAACTTTGGAGGTCAAGGGTGAGACCGTAGGTGCCGCTCACAAAACTTGACCCGCGCCGAATGACGTTCCGGCGAAAGGTGTGCGGCCCACGCGAGAGGTAGACGTTTGAGCCCCCAACGTTATTCTGGTTATTGTCGTAAAACGTATTCTTCTCAACCAAGACGTTGGTTGCACTGGGGTACAGTTGCATCCCGTGCGCCCCATTGCCATAGACCTCGTTTCCTGAAATCACCATGCCAGAGGTCGTCCCGCCGATATAGATCCCGTGGCATTGGTTCAACGGCTGAGTGACGCACCCGATCCCGTTGTTATAGATTTTATTTCGCAGCAGTTTGTTGCCGTTCCCTGCCCCTAGGTAGCCCTGCCACTTTCCACCGCTCGATTCGCCGTCCTCGAACGTGATGTTGTTGGAGGTACCGAGAAAGACGAGGTGGTTGTTCGGCGTGGTGCCAGTGACCCGTATCCCGTGGAAGGTAATGTAGGCTCCACTTTGCAGGTCAATACTCCTGATAGACACGACCTCCCCGTTGAAATTGGTAATGGTCGTTCTCACGCTATCGCTGGTTCCGCTTGTGATGCTGCCGGTAATATCTTCGTTGTACGTGCCGGTCCGTATGGAGATTGTGTCGCCAGCCGCTTCACAGCCCAGCGCACTGGCAATGGTCAGTTTCGGCAAGGTCGGATTTCCCGATCCGTCCACTGTTGAGGCTTGGACACAGCTATTGCTATTGCTGCCAGTCTTGGCCACGTAATAGGTCGTGGCATTGGCGAGAGTCGGGAACAGAAGGAACAGAGCAAAGAGAATCTGTATCATCGTGCGTAGGCATCCTCTGGTAAGAATGGGGACAGTAACCAAGACAAAAAGATCGGCAATGACGGACGGCGTGACGCTGCTGCGGCTTTAATTTCAATCCCGATACCGCCAGCGTCCCTGCTCACCCATGTTGCGCTTGGAGATGTGTCGTTCGTGGCAAGAAATTCCACTTCAAGCTGCGAATCGTGACCACTGCCGTCCGTTCCAGTCACATCTGCGAGTTCGGTGTACCCGCCCTCGTTGGTAATGGCGACGTTATCCGCGAGACCAAACGTAGCAAGCGTGGCGTTCCCTGCGCTACCGAATGCCGCCAGCGCAAGCGTTAGGCCCGTTCCCGGTTCCTGCAAGTCAGTGTCGCTCTGGACAATCGCCCCAGAGCCGTTCGTGCCGCTCGTATCGACGCCGGTACACTCAACGACAACCCACGCCATCGAGGTCGCCCCTTCATTGACATCCCACGTAATGTGAACTGCCGTTCCAGTCGGTGAGGCTCCCATTGCGCGATGCAGAGACAGAATGTAAGACGGTGCCGCCGCCGATGAAAACGCTTGTCTCGCAATTTGGACGTATGTGAGGTTGTTGCCGGTAAGGGCTATCACCTCTGTCGCAGTCGTATCGTTTTCAGCCCGAAGCGTAGCGACTAGTACCAGTGCGTTCGCCGTTGGTGTGACTGAAGCCGTATCGTAGCCAGTCGCCTTCGTGGTGTTAGTTTCGCTGTATCCTGATGTCAGTAAGGCGCAGGACACGGCTGCTTGTGCCTGTTCTGTCACAAACAGCACGCACAGAACGGTCAGTGTCAGTAGTAAACGCTTCACCTAGTCACTCCTCGACGTGACGCTGTATTCCATCTTGAAGCCGATGTGGTGGAGCGTAGCAACTGCCGTGGTCGTTCCTGTGGCATCTAACTGATAGCGCCAGTACAGCATGTCACTAGCCGCACAGGTGCCAGCCGGTGTCACAGCCGCCGATGTCGTAAAGTCGTTCTGATTGCTGCCCGTGACGCCAGCATCGTCAATGGCTACTTCTGTGCCCCACGTGCTAGACGGAGCTTCACCGTTGCCACGGCATTGCGCTGCAATGTCACCATTTAAGGCTGAAGTATCTGCCGCCGTTTGAAGGTAGACATGCTCAAACGTGACTGTGCCGCCATCCCACGAATCGGGCATCTTGACTGAGCCGTAAATAGTCGAAGCATCGTTATCCGTACAGATGATGGTCCAGATTTTGGGACCACTATTGATCGTGACTTCCGCCGGAGCAGCGCATTGGGTGCCGTCAGTTGACAGCGAGCCTGCCCCGAAAAAGATCGACTTGAGCGGGCGATAGGACGTGTTATAGGTCCAGACGGCCTTGACGGATGCTGCGTCCGGGTCAACTGTCTCTATGCACTCCGTCGATTCAATGTTGTAGAGGCACCAGTCAAAGTTTGTGGGGATGATGGTACGTGTATTTGCATCGGTGCATGGCCTGACCTGTGGGCCAAGTGATGCATCGGTGTAAAGACACATCGGCGTGACACCATCCCCGATTCTGACCGCATTCGCTAAACTGTTGGCTCCCGTGATTTCCTTCCCACCAGTTTCAGCAAACACCGTCTGAAGCGTATCAACCTCAGTAGTAAGGACCGGCACCCATGTATCGGTGGTGTCGCAGTAGTAGAACTTCAACCCGCTGGTCGCGTCCGTATCCACATACACATCACCAACCGTGCAGTTGGCTGGAAGCGTTGTGCTGCTTGATACGGCCGTCACAGTGCCGCCGCCAGCTCCACCGCCTCCACCGCGCCGTGCGAGCGTCAGCAATCCTTTGACCGTCACAGTCCCGCCTGTGTAGGCCGATACTCTGGCTCTAAACTGTGCGAACCCAGCCACGTTACAGAAGTACAATCCGCTCGATGTAGCTGAAGTCACAAGGGCTCCCGATGTACTCGCTGTTGACGTACAAACAGACGACACCCAGTTGGAGCCATCAGTAGTTGCTTCAAACGTCACGGTAGCGGTATCGCTAATGACCACCTGAACTCCAATGGTTCCCCAGCCTTCCACTTGCAAGGCGGTCCCGTCCCCAGTGGCAGACACCGCGTCTTGCATCACCTGTACCGGCTTAAATTCTCTTGCTGCCCAGACCGGACCAGCTAAGATGAGGCCCAGAAGGACCCCTAAGACTATTTTCCGCATAGATCCTCCTGACTCATGGCAATGACTAACGAATCCCCATACACACGGATGTCCTCGAGTAACCCTAGTGCTTT